CAGAATCAAGAGGTGAATTACAATCTCAACAAGAAGGGTTATCAGCAGAAGGAGAAGCTACATTTAAATCTTTTGAGGAGTTATCTAAAAACATTTCTAAATCCACCTTAGAATCTACTGAAGGCTCTATTGAGGAGCTTACACAAAAGTATAGATTAATGGCTAAGGAGTTAGGATTTGCTTTTGAAGATTTATTTCCTGATGCTCCAACACCTGATGTAGAAGTTGAGGGCGGTACACCTGCGGATGGTGATAAAATAATAGAAGATGCAAAAGCTCTATTACAAATGGAAATGGCTATTGAAAATGAAAAGCAAGAGTTGTTAACACAGTTTGCTGATGGAGAAATAAAAACAAAAACTGAGCTAAATGACAAGCTCAAAGAGATAGAATTAGAACATATAGATTTTGTTTTAAATGCAAACATGGCTCAGGGAGATGCTTTAATAGAATTAGAAAGAAGAAAGGCTAAGTTAAGAGCAGACATAAGAAAAGATGAGGAAAAATCTGAGATTGACCGTATTGAACAAATGAAAGAAACGGGCAAGTTATTAATGCAAATTGGTGAGCAAGAGGGTGAAAACAGTAAGATAAGACAGATAGGTATTAAAATAACACAAGCTGCTTCTGTTGCAGAAGGTATTAAGGGTCTTATAAACGCTGAGGTTGGTATTGCTGAACAGTCTAAATTGCCTTTCCCTTCAAATCTTATCGCTATGGCTGCTACTGCTGCACAAGTAGTTTCTGTTATAGCTAACATAAAATCACTTATAGGGAGTGGTGGGGGTGATGTTGATTCAACTAGAGGTGAAACTGTTGAGGTTGGTAATCAGTTTGCTAACGGTGGTCTTACAAGAGGTGGTATGTTTCAGGGTAACTCACACGCAAATGGCGGTGTTAAATTTAGAGTTGGCGGCAGAATACACGAAGCAGAAGGTGGTGAAGCAATTATCAACAAGAAATCAACAAGTATGTTTAGACCAATGTTATCAGCAATAAACAGTTACAATGGTAATGGTGTAAAGTTTGCTGATGGTGGTTTACTCAATAGTGGAGAGAAGTTTGCAATGGGTGGTGAACTGAGGTCTGCACAACAATTAATAAGCGGAGGAACGGGAAGTTCTAAGGTTGTAATCGTAGAAAGTGATATGACAGAAGTGCAGAATAGAATATCTGCTATTGAAAGTCAGGCTACTTTTTAATATATTTGCATATGATAAGACAGAATAGTGCTGATATTGTAGGTGAGTTCATAGATATCATATACAATGAAGTCAAAGCACGATACTCTGAGGAAGCAGGAATAAAGAATGTTCTGAACCACCTGTCAGAGAAAGGTCTTATCGAACCTAGAAAGCTAAGGGATTATATGATAATAAGAGATTTTGATAGAATACTCTTGGAAAATGAAAACAACTACACTTATACTTATATGGACATATCTATTAAGTATGATGTATCAGAGAGAACTATACAGAATATAATCTATAAGCACAAGCGTAAATATAACAAGAATTACAATATTAGATAGTTTTGACCATTTCTGCGAAAGATATTAACTGTTAATAATTAAATTTGCAAAATGAACAAATGGTATTCAATAGAAAATAAAGCGGATAACAGCGTAGAAATATCTATCTATGATGAGATAGGTGATTACGGAACATCTGCTAAAAACTTTATAGAGGAAGTAAAAGCTGTTGGAACTGCTGACATTACATTACGCATCAACTCTGTTGGTGGTAGTGTGTTTGATGGTTTAGCTATTTACAATACTTTACGTTCTCACAATGGATATGTAAACATCAAGATTGAAGGTTTGGCTGCATCTATATCAACTGTCATTGCTATGGCGGGAGATAACATTGAGATGTCAGAAAACGGATTCTTTATGATACACAATCCTTTCGGACAATCGGCAGGTGAAGCAGGTGATATGCGTAAGACTGCTGATTTACTTGACAAGATAAAAGATGAGATTATGGAAATCTATTCTAAGAAAACAAACCTTTCGTTTGAAACTCTTTCGGATATGATGGATAAAGAAACTTGGTTGTCTAGTCAAGAAGCAATGGAATATGGCTTTATAGATACAATTACAGAGCCTATGAAGGTTGCAGCATCTTTTGACTTATCTAAGTTTACAAACGTAAATGAAAAAGAAGTTAAGGATAAATTAGAATTAATTACTAACAAAAAATCAATTAAAATGACCGAAGAATTAAAGACTTGGTTCAACGGTGTTAAAGAAGAAATCTTAAACGCTGTTAAAGGAGAGGAAGTTTCTACTCCTGCTGAAGAAGTTTCTATTTCTATTTCAGATAATGAGGTTATCGTTAACAAGTTTGAAGAACTTGAAGAAAACGCTAAATCTCTAACAGAAGAAAAAGAAGAATTAGCAGGTCTTGTTGGAGAAAAAGAAAGCGTTATCGCTGACTTGACTAACAAGGTTGCTGATATGGAAGCTAAAATAGCGAAATTAGAAGCTACTGAAACTAACGTAGAAGCTGATTCTGACCCTGCAATTAATGAAAATGATGTTGTGGTAAACAAGTGGGATGCTTTTGCTAAATCAATTTTAAAATAATAAATTAATAAAAAATGGCAATACAATTAACAAGTTTACCAACTGTTGAGCAGTATGACGTAAACAGAAGCATTATTCAGCCTATCTTTATGGGTCAGGATTATATGCAATATATGGAAGTATTACCTAACATTAAAGGTACTACTGTAATAGATAAATTTAACCAATTAGGAAAGATTACTAAAGCTTTCACTAACGGTGCTTTCTCTGCTGAATCTGATGCAGATAAAGGTGCTACAATCACAATCACTCCTTCTCGTGTAGAAGCTGAGGTTGAGTTTAGAGCAAACGAGCTTTTCAATAAAATGAAAGGTCAATTAATGAGAGGTCAGCACGACTTCGATAACATTGATGGAACTGTTGTTAAAAACATCCTTCTTGACTTAATCGGACAAGGCGTAAAGGCTGACTTTAACCGTCAATTATGGTTATCAGATGTTGCTGAAGCTGATGCTCATTACGGTATCTATGATGGTATCTTCCAAGCAGCAGCAGAAGCAAGTGCAACTGCATTAACAAGAACATATGCAGGTTTAACTACACAAGCTGATAATGCTGCTTTAGTAGCAGGTAACGGTCTTAAAATTATGCAAGGTCTTTATGATTCAGCTTCTCCTGAGTTATTAGAAGCAGGAAATCACGTTTTCTTTGTATCAGGTGATATCGCTGATGACTATATGGCTTCTACTTTAGAATCTTCTAACTTTGCAGCAGCAGGTTACGGTGCTTTAGTAAACGGTGTTCCTCAGTTAACTTACAGAGGTATTCCTATCATCGTTCGTAGAGATTGGGATGTAGCAATCGCTTCTGATGTTGCAGAAATCAACGGTGCTTCAAATGCTGCCGAAACTCACAGAGCTTTATTAACTACACAAGATGCTTTTTGTGTAGGTACTGACTTTGATGAGAACTCTGTTGAGCAATGGTATTCACAAGATAACAAGGCTTACAGATTTAGAGTATCTTATATGGTAGGTGTAGCATTAAAAGATGCTAAATTAGCTGTATATTACACGCCTGACGCAATCTCTGTATAATTGAATTTAATTTATGGGGGATGAAAGACTCCCCCTTAATTTTTAACTTTTAAATAATAATAAAATGGCAATAGAAAATTTAAACGTAAACGCAACTGACTTAGAGTTAAGAGGTGGTTTACGTTATATAGCAATTTCTTTGTTTTCTGACCCTGATGCTGTTACTTTTGATAATAGTGATGACCATGCTATTTCTGCTCTTGGAAATGTTGCAGGTGCAAAATTGTTTGACCTTAAACAAGGTACAGGCTCTTTAACTACAAGTGGCTCTAAAGAAGGTGGAACTATTATGTTTGAGCATACTGTTTCTTTTTATGTTCCTAATTGTTCTTCTTCTCATTTAAGAGCATTAGAGTCAATGAAGAATGAAAGACTTATGGTTGTTTGTCAAGACTTTAATGGTCAGGCTTATGTTGTAGGTATATCTGAAGCGTACGGATTAGAAGATGATATTGCGAATCAACAAATGTTTGCTACTCTAACTTCTATCGAAGGTGGAACAGGTGCTGCTTTAGGTGATGAGAATGGTGTAACAGTAACTATTACTGCTATGTCAGGTGAATTACCAAGAGTATTCTCAGGAACATTTACCCCTGATTCATCAGCGGGAACGGTAGCTATATCGTAATAATTAACTAAAAGGAATGGATTGGGCAACTTGCCCTTTCATTCTTTTTTTATTATACTTGCAATATGTATAAATCAAGACTAAAGAAAGGTATTACTAAATTCAATAATGGTGTTTCTATTGATTGGTCTAACGCTACTCAAAAAGAAATGAAGTCTGTATACGAAATGGGTAATAATGACCTTGTAACAAAAGAAGAAGATGCAAAACCAAAGAAAACCAAAGCAAAAGCACAAGAAGAATCAGTTAAAGACATCTCAGATAAAGAGTAGTTTTAACACTAAGTATGCTTTTGTAAACCTATCTACTCCTACGGTAGATACTGAGGTTAAGGACTTAAACAGATTAAGAGAAGATTGGATTCCTTTTGGAAAAGACAATCTATTTCCACAATATCTAGCTGAGTTAAAAAGGCAATCTTCTACTCATCGTTCTGTATTAGCACAGAAAACTACATTCACTTCAGGTGGTGGCTTCTTGACTTCTAACGAGTCATTAGCTGATTTTATAGAAGATGTAAATGCTAACGGAGAAAGTTTAAAGGATTGCTTTAAAAAACTAGCAGACGATTATTATACTTATGGTAACGCATACCTAGAGGGTGTTATATATGATGGTGGTATAAACTTTTATCATAAAGATGCTTCAACAGCTAGATTAGCTAAAAACAAGAAGAATGTTTTTTTTAATCCTGATTGGGAAAACTATAAGAAAAATCAAAAGACACAAACAATACCAATCTATCCTCAGGTATCAGCTAATAGGTTTGTTTTACATTATAAGGATTACGAAAGTACATTTAACTTTTACGGATTACCTGACTATGTAGCCGCATTAGAACACATAGCAATAGACTATGAGATTGGTAAATTTAATCACACATCATTCAAGAACGGATTTAGTCCTTCTGCTATTGTTACTGTTAATGGTGATTTTGGTGAAGCAGAAGCAGAGAAGTTTGTTGAAACTGCTAAAGATACATTAACGGGTAGTGGTAATAATTCAAAGATATTATTCCTTGTAAAGAACGGTGAGGACAGTAGAGGTACTGACGTTCAGATTATAAGCAACAAGGAAGATGGTGATTTCCTAGATTTACAGAAGTTAACTGACCAAAACATAATTACTGCTCACAGATGGCAACCTGCCTTGAGCGGTATCATATCATCAGGAAAGATGAACAATACGGGTAGTGAGATTAGAATAGCTTATGACTTAGCTATGTCAACTGTTATTAGAGATACTACTAACATCTTATTAGACCCTATAAAGAGAGTTATTTCTGCTGAGGTAGGAATTGATACGGATGACCTTAGGGTTGCTTACGAGCCACCTATTTCATTCCTATCGGACATTGACCCTAAGCAAGTATTGACTATCAATGAACAAAGAGCAATGCTTAATAAAGACTTAGAAGATATTGAGGATGGTCATATGCTTTTATCAGACAGACAGACAATTAGAGTAGAACGAAACGAAACACAAGACTAATATGGGAAATGTAAGACAATACAACAAGTTTGTAACAGCATCAGAGGTTATATCAACTTCATTTACTAATCAAGCAACAGATACCGCTTTGATAAGTGATGCTATACTTGAAATTGCTGAACTTGCACACATTAAGCCTGAGCTTGGATTAGATATGTTTGAGGAGTTGAAGACACAAAACCATAATGGTACTTTGACAACTGCTAACTCTGATTTGTTAACACACTACCTAAAACCTGCACTATGTTGGTTTGTTAGATTTGAGGTTATGAATGAGATACAATACAACACAACTTCAGCAGGATTAGTTGTTAATGTTTCTGACTTTAGCACACCTGCCAATGTAGAGCAGTTCAATCAAATGAAAAGCGACACATTTAGAAAAGCTAAGGTATTGTTGGATGATATGATTGCTTATATCACTCACGATGACCAATTAAATCACTACCCTTTGTACGGACACGATGGAGATAGCTCAATCCCTGATACGGATATAGCTACTAAAATGAACGGTATAATATTCTACTAATGGAGAACGCGGTAACAGAAACAGTAAAGAAGGGTCTTGAGAAAAAGGTAAAAGACCACAACGAGGAGATTAAGGACATGAACCTTGATTGGAATGCAAAGGTTACTTTAAAGAAGCTAGAGAAGGTATTTGAAAGAGGTTTGGGTGCTTATGAAACAAACCCTGAGTCTGTTAGACCAAACATGACACCTTCGCAGTGGGCATATGCTCGTGTAAATTCTTTTCTTTATGCTATGAAGAAAGGTAAGTACAGAAGTGGTAAGCATGATACGGATTTACTACCTAAAGACCATCCAACTAAAAAGTCTATGGAAGATGTTGAGAATGGTAAGATAAGAAAAAACGATAATTGTCCTGATGGATATGAGCATCAAATGCCTGATGGCTCTTGGATGTGCGGTAGAGAACATGGAGGTGGCGGTTATAACTCTTACGATGAGTTTGACGAGAATCAACTTGACCTTATGGATTTAATCAACGAGATGATGAGTGATTTAGTTTCTGAGATTAAGTCTGCTAAAAATGCTTTCTCACAAGAGGAGATTGATGAAACATATACAGAATACAAGAAGTCTGTAAATATGAGTTACTCAGAACTAAAGAGATGGTCTGAGAATAAATGTAGCAAGGAAGCTAGTTTAGGTAGAGATGCCATAAACAGAAACCTAAAGCTACTTTCTAAAAATAAAGCTGATTGGACATCTAACGATGCTACTGAAGCAAGAAAAGCTATTGCATATATTGCAAGAGCAATTAAACAACCACAAGGCAAGGATGTGAGTAAAGAATGCCCTTACTCTAAGAATTATATTGCTTTAAAGAATTGGGCATACGATAGAAACAAATAAAATAATATAAAATGGCAACAGGATTTTTAGATGATAATGTATCGTTAATGCGAATGGTGGGTCATTCTCCTAGTAGTGATGTTGAGGTTTTTACTACTGCTGCACAAACAAGCAAGAGTTTTTACTGCTTACACTTCCCTGTGGAGAGTGTTATAGCTAGTATTACTGCTGAAGAGTGTAGTGGTGAAACTGCTTTACAAACAACTCTACCTGCGGGAACTACATTGTTCTTAGGAAAGGTTACAGCGATTACATTGACAAGTGGAATTTGCATAGGATATACATCTTAATATGGCTAGTAACGAACATAGCAGTTTAGAGGATTCGCAACTTCACGTTCCTAAAGGGTTTAGTACAGCTAGTAGTGATACTTTGCTTACTAAAAACTCTAGCGGTGCTTTACAATGGCAAGATGACAATTTAAGAAGAACGCATTTTGTTAGAGTTGGTGGTGCTATAAATCGAACTAATCAATTAAAAGAGTTTGCTCCTTCTTTTTCAGCGAACACTACCCATAATTGGTATTCTACTGTTAGCGACCCTACTACTGATGCACAAGACGCACTAACACAAGCACAGCTATATTGTACTAGAGATGGTTTTGTAAACTCTTTTAGCGGATTAATTGGAGGAACAAGTGGTAAAACTGTAACTTTTAAAGTTTATAAAGGTACTCCTTCTGATGAAAGCTCTGCTGCTATCGACCTTACACAACTAGGGGATGCTGCAAGTGAAACTTTAGGTGGTGACACCACTACCGACTTCTTCTCTGTCACTTCTTTAGGTAGTAGTGCTACATTCTCAGCAGGAGATATTATTATAATTACACTAGCACCATCAACAACAGACCAAACATCAGCATTTTTTAACGCTACTATGGAGGTAGTATATACATCATAATATGTTAGGATTAAGTTTAGGGATAACAGTAAAAAATAAAGTTTCAGCTTCAGCTTTTGACATACTTAATGTATCAGGTATAAAAGCGTGGTATAAACTACAAACAAGTATCAGTACAAATGTTAAAGGCAATGTATCAACTTGGGGTGATAGTAGTGGTAACACAAGCGAAAACATGAATTTAACAGCTACTAATCTTATTGATTACAATGCTGCGACAGGTGCTGTTGAGCTTTCTACAAATACAACAGGCACTCTTGCTACTTCAGGCGACACACTTAATCTAGGTGCATTTACTATATTTGGTGTGATAGATTTGACAGAAAGCGGTGCATCAGATGAAGTAATACTAGGAAATACAAGTACCGATGAATTTATACTATATGGGAGTGGAAATGGTGCAAAAGTAGGGCTTAAAGCAAATAACGTAATCAGTTTTATAGTTATGGCAGGAAGTGTGCCTACAGGTAAATTTTTATTCACTTTAACAAGAGCTAGTAATGGCTTAATAACTATTTTTATTAATGGTGTAAGCAAGGGTACAGTTTCATCTAATGTTACTGATTTATTTGATTTTCTTAGAATAGGTAACGGTTCAACAGACAGTCTAATTTACGAAATATTAATTTATGACAATGAACTCAGTAGCTCAGACAGAACAAGTGTTGAGACTGACATTAACACACGAAACGGCTTATAATGAAAGATAGATTATTACAATCATTTATGAGGTTAGATTCCCAAAAATACAAACTCTAATGGCACGAGCAACAGCAGCACAAGAAATAGCACTTATGAAGCAAAGGATGGACTCTATGGAGGAAAAACTAGATAAGATGGATGACAAGTTAGATATGCTAACCAAGAATCTTCTTGACCCTGACAATGGGGTAGTATCTCGTGTAAACAAAAACACCTCAGCTAGAGTTACCATGCAACGGGGGTTATGGGGGGTATGGACTATTGTTGTTGGCTCATTAGTAGCATATTTTTTTACTAAAAATGGCTAAGGGTTTATCATTTACATTTAGAAAGAAGGCTAAGGTAAAGAGAAAAAATATACACTCTAAGAACAAAAGCAGGACAAAAGGCGGTAAACAGTATAATAAACAATACAAAGGACAAGGTAGATAGTGGAAGATATTTTAAAATTAATAGAAAGTTACGGATTATCTGTCGTTTTATTGTTGGGTACTTTATATGCGTTGTATCGTTTTTTAGTTTTTTCGTTGTTTGAGGTTCGCAACCAATTTTCAAAACATCACGAAAAAGCAGCAGAAAATATGGAAGAAATAAAGAAAAAAATTGACATTATATTAGAATTTATAAAAACTAAAAAGTAATGAATTGCGACTGCACGAATAAAGAAGAATGTCAAAAAGACTGTGAAGCTGTTGAAACTGCTGAAACTGCTGAACATATAGGTTTTGATTGTTGGATAGAGGACATGGAAGAACAGGAAAAATCTAATTGCAATGTTGATAATAAAGAGGACTGCGAAAACTGCGGTAGCTAATGAAACTTATTTGTTTACGTTATAACAACTCTGTCGATAGCACTAATGGTATATTGTTTTATGAAGGCTTTAGTGGTTACGACTTTATATGTTACACTCTTGAGGACGAGTACAGAAAAGAAAAAGTCAAAGGTGAAACAATGATACCTTATGGAACGTATGAAATAAAATATAGAAAAGAAGGTGGATTTCATAATAAATATTCTAAAAGATTCCCTGATATTCATAGCGGTATGTTGCATATCACTAACGTTCCTAATTTTGAGTATATTCTTATACATTGCGGAAATACTGATGAGCATACTAGCGGATGTTTGCTTGTGGGTGATTCACAAGAGAATAATGATTTTGTTACTAACGGTTTTATAGGTAAGTCAACACAAGCCTACAAGAGATTGTATAGAATGATTGCTGATGTTTTAGATAGAGGTGAGCAAGTATTTATAGAATATAAACACATAAATAATTTTTTTAAGGGTTAAGTAACCCTTGACAAAGGGTTTACATAGGGTAGCTTATGCCCTATATAATAAAGATAAAGCTAAATTTAAAGATAAAGATATGAGTATATTAAATAAAATATTTAGTAGTGGTGTAAAAGATTTAGTTGATAGCGTTGGAGGTGCTATTGACAAGATACACACCTCAGCAGAAGAAAAAGAACTTATAAAGTCAGAAATTAAAAAAAAGATATTAGACTATGATTACAATATACAAAAAGAGGTTACAAAACGTTGGGAAGCAGATATGCAAGGTAATTGGCTTACTAAATCCATTAGACCTCTTAGTTTGGCTTTTATGCTTGTTGTCCTTACTATATTTACTCTCGTTGACTTTGGTTATGTTGAACTTGATATTAAAGACAGTTGGATTGACTTATGGCAACTTTTAGCCATTACTGCCTTTGGAGCATACTTTGGCGGAAGGTCGTACGAGAAAATTAAGAAATAACTTTTAACTTACTTTTTTTTTACTATCTTTGCTTCATACGACTGTATGAATAATCGTTTTTGTTTTTAGTTTTGAATGGGGTGCTTCGGCACTCCATTTGTTTTTTTAAATCTTTTTGTTTATATTTGCGAAAACATAGGGGTGATGAAACAATACAGACCAAGACTAACAGAAAAGGAGTTTGAGATTATTCAGCAACACAGAAACGGAGGTGGTGTAGGAATAATTGGCGACACTCACGAGCCATTCTGTCACCCTGATTACAGAGATTTTTGCTACGAAGTATTTGATAGATTTGGTGTATCACAAATCGTACATATTGGCGATGAGGTTGATAATGCTGCACTATCATATCACGAGAAACTTACTGAAATGCCTAACGCTGAAAGCGAAGCCGAAACAGCTCAAAGAGCAATGGAGAATTGGTACGCTACCTTTCCTGATGTTAAGGTGTGTGTAGGTAATCATTCAGCACTACCATTTAGACAGGCTACAACAGCAGGTATCCCTAAGAGATTTTTAAAGTCTTATGAAGAAATATGGAACGCACCTAAAGGGTGGAAGTGGGAACTTCAATGGGAGATTGATAATGTGTTATACGAACATGGAACAGGAAGTAGTGGAGCAAGAGCAGCAGTAAACAGAGCAACTGCTAACAGACAGTCTACGGTTATAGGACATTGCCATTCCTTTGGTGGTGTAAACTATATGGCATCTCGTAACGATTTGATATTCGGAATGAATGTCGGATGTGGTATTGACGTAGATGCTATGGCATTTAGCTACGGTAAGAACTTTCCTAAGAAACCTACATTGGGTTGTGGTGTTGTTCTTGACGGTGGTAAGACCGCTTTATTCATTCCTATGGACTTAGGAAGTAAAATAATTCACACAAGCACACTCTAGTAAGGTAAACTTTTTTTACGTTTTCATAAAATTATTTTTGGTAGTTTGAATTTATTTAGTAACTTTGTCGAAATTATTAATTAAAACAAACGATTATGTCAAACGAATTAAAAGTAGAAACAGTAAAGAAAGGCGATGTGCTATTCCTATTGGATAGTAAGATTGAGCTTATCAAAAAGTTGTTAGCTAATGATGAAAATTCAGAGGTTGAATTTGCTAACACAGGTGCAAGAAACTTGCAAGATTGGGCGAACGGTAGAGTATCTGCAAGAGTTTGCGACCTAGATACATTAAAAGAACTAAGAACCTATATTAACACTTTATAAAATTATTATTATGTCAGAAATTAAAACAGAAACTAAGAAAGAAACACTAAGAAGATTGTTTACAGAAAACGGTCTAGTGCAAGAAGATGTGTATAAAGACAAACGTGGATTTGTAATTATCACACGAACAGGTATAGATAAGATTATCAGTAAGCGTGGTATTAAAGTTGCTTATGAGCCAATCATTATGGAAAGAGATTGGGTTGTACTAAGATGTGTGGCAGAGATGTCAGAGAATCAAAGTAGAGTAGAATCCTTTGGCGAATGTAGCAAAGAAAACACTATGGGTATGGCAGGTAAGTTTCCTGTTGCTATGGCAGAGAAAAGAGCAAAATCAAGAGCTGTACTAATGCTTACAGGCTTTTATGAGGAAGGTGTGTTCGGTCAAGATGAAATGGCTGACTAATGGATTGGATAGATGAAATACTTGCAAGTGAGCCTATCAGTAATAGTCAGATAGCTATTATTGAAGGTTTGCTTACAAGTGTTCCCTACGAACAAGACACCATACGAGATATAGAAATCGGTCTGTTACACCTTACTTATCAAGAAGCATACAACTTAATCGGAAAGCTAAAAGAAGATTACATACCAAAAGACCCTAGAGAACAATTTAACAAAAGAAGTAGATTATGAAAATGAAACACGCATTAACAAAAGAAGGTGCAATTATGGCAATAACTAGAAGGCAGGTAGCTAAGTTATCTGATGGAGAAGCACCTAGAGGTATATTAAAGTCTTTCATAGACTTATATATGGAACAACCAAATGAAAGGATTATAGAAACATATCAGCAGGAGTTTGGAAAGGAATTAGTAATAGTAGAATACAAATAATTATGGAAAGTAAAAATAGATTTGAGAAGTACATTCGTTTAAACGGAATGACTAAAAGAAGATTTGGAGAGATTACAGGACTTAAAGGTGCTAGTATAAATAAGTATATGGATAACCCTACAATGTTAAGATTGAAACATTTACAGTTATTAGCTGAATCTGACGAGGGTAAGTTTCACAACATAGATGAAGTCGAACTTGTAAAGATGATAAGCAATGCTAAATAGTAACGAGAGAAGGGAAGCCTTAATAAAGGCGGTATGCTCAATATACTGTGTGGATGAAGATAAGCTATTCAGCATAAGTAGAAAGCGTAACATTATAAGTGCTAGACGAATGGTATTGTACTTTTTAAGAAGGCATTATAGCGAAACATATATGCAGATAGCGGAAACATTCTCAATGAATCATGCAACTGTTATACACCATATCACTCAAGCTAAAAACTTTTTAGAGTTTGATAAAGAGGAGATAACCAACTACATAAAGGTAAGAGATTATGTTTTTGAGCAAAATAGTGAAGTAACACTATCAGAGGAACTTGACCTATTAAAACAAGAAAAAGTCCTATTGGATGATAGAATAGGAGAAATCGTTAACGAATTAAATTTATTAGAAAATGGAAATTAATGGAACTTTAGAAGCTAAATTCGATACAAAAGAATTTAAAAGTGGATTTAAGAAAAGAGAGTTTGTAGTGAATACAGGTGGGGATTATCCTCAATCTATCAAGCTAGAGGTGGTAAAGGACAACATAGATAAGTTAGATACTATATCTGTTGGAACTGAAGTTACTTGTAAGATAGATATTAGAGGTCGCTTATATGAAGGCAACTACTACAATAATATTTTGGCTTGGGCAGTAAATGTCGGAGGTGCTAAGACAGAAAAATCCAATACAGTAAAAGAAGAATCAGACTTACCCTTTTAAGGTTAAGGAGCTGATAAAAGAATTTGATTGTGAAATCGAATATTAGAAGAAAGAACGTTAACAGGGCGGTTAGTTCTGCCCTTAACGTTTCTTTTTATATATAATAAAAAATATTATACTAATGAAATACGAAACAGCACAGGACAGAAAGCGTCAAGAGAGAGCATCTAGGCTTTTCTGCCACGCATTTGATTTAGTTAGTGTTGGCAGGGGTGAGTTTGCTACTGTTGACTACGACCTAATTAATAAAAAACAAGACATAATAGGTGCTTTAGAAGTTAAGGGATGTCCTAATAGAAACATAGATGATGATTTGGTAGTGCAGGTAGCTATAAGAAAGTTAGTTGACTTACAGAATCATCAGAAGAAAATCAATAGACCTGTGGCAATCTGTTGGGCGTTTGATGATGGCATAGTATATGAGAGAATAGAGAACTTGTTTGGTAATTTTAGGCTCGGTGGTCGTAAGCCAAGAGCAGGAAGTTACAATGATATTGAGATAATGGCTAGAGTAGAAATAAAAAATCTTAAAAAAGTTTTATATTAATTAAAAAACTTTATTTATCTTTGGTTCAGTATTAATTTAAAAACAAAAACAATGGCAAAACGAATGACAGATACAGACAAGTGGAAGAAACGCTTTCTGAAAGAACTAAAGCCTGAACACAAGCTACTATGGTTTTATATACTAGATGACTGCAATCACGCAGGAATATGGGATGTAGATATAGAGGTAGCATCAATTAGAATAGGTGCAGACCTTATTTACGATATGCTTCCACAAGCATTACTTGATAAGATAGTAATTTTTGACGATGGAGATAAATGGTTTGTTCCTGACTTTATTGAGTTTCAATATGGTGAACTTAATCCAAATTCTAATGTTCACAAATCAGTTATAGCTTTATTACAAAAATATAATCTTGAAGGGTATCTGAAGGGTTCACAAACCCTACCTGATAGGGTACAAGATAAAGCTAAAGATATAGTTAAAGCTAAGGTTAAGGCTAAGAGGTTTGTAAAGCCGACAATCGAAGAAGTTGCTGACTATTGCAATGAAAGAAGCAACAATGTAGATGCTGAAAAGTTTTATGACTACTATTCATCAAACGGATGGAAAGTAGGTAAGAACGCAATGAAAGATTGGAAAGCATCTGTAAGAACTTGGGAGAAGAATACAACCCAATCAGAAAAAGTATCACAACCAAAACAAGTATTAACGTCTTGGCAACAAGCAAGAGAACAGATAAACAATGGCTAATTACACAAAAGAATTTTGGAACGATTATAACGAGAAACGCAAAGGCGCTAGTAAAGAAACTATTAAATTTATTAATGGTATGTTTAATAATCCTACACTAAAGAATAGAAGACATATTAAATGGTGCAATTATTATATGATTACAGGTTATGTAACGCACGATAAGGACGACTTTAGAAGAATGGCAACTAGATTAAAACATATAGATGGATAAGACTAAACAAATTTGGTATAGATTTGCCAACGATAGAGAGCTATTAAATGTTGATTGTGTAGACGTATTAAGCAAGTGCTACCTTATGCTAGGACAGAAACCTGATACAGAACAGATAGTAATGATGTCTAAATTGCTAGTAGATGACCTATCAAGATTCTATGGTAGTATGGACATGAATGAAGTGTTGTTTGCTTTTGAGCAGGGTATAAGACATTCTGATAGTGGTGGCTTTGTCAACGTACGTAATTGGAATATATGGCTTAAAGAATACAAGGCTAAGGCAAATCTCAAAAGACAACAACGCCAACTAACTGATTATCAGAAGGATAGGGATGGTCAGAGATTAATTAACGAAACCATCAACAAGGCAAAACGATTGAAATGATAACGATTATTATAACATTTTTGCTTATTTCTATTTTATATCTTATATTTGCAATTCGAGATTTAAAAGCTGATGTATCTGATATAGAGTTTAGAATGGATATTATAAAGGATATATGTGCGGATTACGAGAAGCGTATTAAGGAATTAGAATATGGCAAATCAAGAGAGGTTAACAGAAGAAAGAGTGCAAATAAATATCGTAGATTATATAAAGCTACAATATCCAAATGCACTATTTACTGCAACAATGGGTGGTCAGTTTCAAAGACATTACTCACAAAGGCTAAAAGCCAAGCGTACAGGATATTTGAGGGGAGTATCAGACCTACTTATATTCGAGCCAAACGAAACGTACAACGGTTTGTTTATAGAGCTTAAAAAGGACAAAAAGTCCTACCCCTCCAAAGAGCAAAAGATATTCATTCAGAACGCCTTAGATAGGGGTTATTACGCATTGTGTTGCAAAGGATTTGACGAATGCAGGGAAACAATAGATAAATACTTTAAAAACGAATTATGAAGCATTCAAAATATTATTACGACTACAAAAGAAACATGGACATAAGTAATAAGACCGCATTGGAAACCGCTAAGGATAGAAACGTGCCTGAATACTACATTGGCTCAGTATATGGCTATGAAGCTCGTAAGGTGGTCGAAGATTGGAATTTGTCCTACAATATAGGTACTGCTGTTACATATCTTCTCAGAGCAGGTAAGAAAAGGGAGAACGGTATGGATAATAAAGCAAAACATATAGAGGATATTAAAAAGACTATTAACCATCTAAAGTTTGAGATAGAAAGATTAGAAAACAAGTCATGATTGAAAGAATAACAGATAAACACATTCAAGTACAAGCATTACAGCATCTGCTAATACATTATGAAAACAAGAGGGATAGGTATCTTGATGACGGTAGAGAAGATATAGTAGAAACTCTAAACTCATATATTGCAAAAATAAGAAGAACAATAGTAAAGGTGTTGCAAGAGTCTGAAAATATACAACAATCAGCTATTAAATTTTACTAAATGAGCATTAATATATACGACAGAAAGGATATGAGAGGTGGTGGATATGCTAAACGTAAGTTCACACTAGAAGAAGCAGAGCAGATACGCAATGAGTATAAGGAAGGCGGCATAAGTCAGACTAAGCTAGGCGAGAAGTATGGGGTATCTCAGCCAATTATCAATATGATTCTACGAGGGAAAACCTATACAAAGTAAAATAAATTAAATTATTTTATTGTTTATTGAAAAAATTAGTTTATCTTTGTAAGGAATTTAAAACTAAAACATTATGAACACAACAGAAAACAATAAACTAATAGCAGAATTTATGGGGTATGAAGTGAAGTATGGTAAATGCTACTCACCTAAGTACAACGATGGAACAATCGCACCTATGCAATTCCACACCTCTTGGGATTGGCTTATTCCTATGGTTGATAAGTGTTATCAAGAGCATATGAGTAAGCGTATTGCTGATGCAGTTATGACTTGCGATATAGATACCACTTACAAAGCAGTAGTAGAATTTATAAAAGAATATAACAGGGGGTAATATGGGGGTTAGTAAGGGGGGTACTAGGGGGTACTTCGATACTCCGATGATAAACAAACTAAACGATAACGAATTTAATTTTATTAAGATGATAACTAAAAAACAAGCGAAACACCTACTACAAAAGATGCAAGAGGATAACAGGATGTTCTCATTGCAATTCATTAAGAAGGATGGTACTAAGAGAATTATGTTGGCTAGATTCAACGTAACAAAAGGTCTAACAGGCAAAGGTGCTAAGTACAATGCAGAGGACTACAACCTGATGACAGTATTTGACATGAATAAAAGTGCTTACAGAAGTGTTCCTTTAGATAGACTACTATGGCTAAGAACTAAAGGTAAGAGATACTATGTAAGCGGATGATATAAAAGATAATTTATTTTGTATTTGTTTTGAGATGAGTAGTGGTTTTAGTAACTGCTACTCATTTTTTTATGGTCGAAACTGCTGTGAAACTGCCCTGAAACTGCCCTGAAACTGCTATTGGTCTGCCAAATTTTTTATACTGACCACCTCCTCTCCTCTCCTCCCCTCCCCTCCCTTAGTGTCCAAAGTACACTTACCTTATTGTAGTTTTTACACTTACTTGTTGTACAAAGTACACTAACTACCATTACAATTTTTTTTTGACCTATGCAAATTAAGTTATTCACAATAATTTTGTTAATAAGTCGTGACGACGTTTAAAGCTATTTTTAGACGTTTTAAGGCACTAACTACCTCCGCTAATATCGTCACACCTAAAAAAAAAGTTATTAAAATAGAATTAAATTACTAGAGAAGAAATTTAATAAAAATATATTTTTTTTATAAATCATTAATTTTTTTGTTGTTTATTTAAAAATAATTGTGTTATATTTGCCTAACAAAACAAATTAAAAATATTATGAATAATAAAAACAGAATTTTAAAAAACGAAATTTCAGAGTTTAAAAAGTATCTATCGAGCTTTTACGATGTTAACGGCGGTATATATCCAATAGCAACACAAGAAGAGCTAGAAGAGGGTCTAAATATCTTTTTAATGACTACAAATATAGAAAAGATAGAATTCGATTCGGTGGACAGAGAAAAAGTACGAAAAATTTTAAACAGATAAAAAAATGAACTTTAGCAAACAGAATAAACAAATATATAAAAGCGAACTAAGTACAAAAGAAAAAGAAACTAATATAGTTTTATGTATTGTTTTTTTATTGGTGCTTATATTATCGCCATTATTAGAAATAATACTTTAATATTAACAAATAAAAACAAAATGAAAAAAGATATAAATTTTTATAGAGAATGTTTGAAAATTGAATTAAGCAAACCTTTTAATAAACAAGATTTTATGTATATGAGTCACTTGGATAAAAAGATATATGATTTAAAAGAAAAAGAATTATTAACTAAAAACAAAACAAAATAATGAAACAAAGGACAAAAACAGAACTCAGAAAAATATCTAATAATTTAGATTACTTTTTCAATCTTGCCACCCCTGAAGAAATAAAACAGGGTAGGCAATGGTATAAACTAGCAAACGACTTTTGTAAAATTACAGCTTTAGAATACAACGTAAACCCTTTACAGGTCGCGTCAGTAGTCTCTGCATTAAGTCCCCGCAATAAGTGGAAGCAAAATCTTATTGACGCTAAAAAAGTTTTTCAGGCAATACAGGAAGGAAAGGAAGCGGAAGACATAAAAGTATGTACTTTCCACAAGAATAAGTTTAAAGCCTTTGAACTAGCTAAA